CACGAAGACCCCAGCACTAAGACAGATAGCGTCAACCAGCTTGTTAGCGACGGCAGGTTCAAGGCTGCTATGGAAGAAGTAAAAAAGTGCATCGTCCTCTGCGCAAACTGCCACCGCATACACCACCACGATGAACGGCGTGCTGCCAAAAAGAGAAAGAAAAAAGGGGCCGAGGCCCCCTAGAATTCGCTATTCGCAAATGGCAAATTACTCTTCGTCAACTGGTTTTGTGCTGTCAAATAAAAACACGGCCACATTGAGGTCAGAAGTCTGCTCGTCTTCTTCCACAACTTCTTCGTCTTCGTCTTCAAACTCAACAACGTGCTCGTAGTCAGCGGCCCAACCGTTTTCCTTCTGGAACTCGATAAATTCTTGGATGAGCTGAACTTTGTCAAAGTCGCTGGTTTCAATGGTTACAAACTCGTCGTCACCCCAGTCGCTGATGTTAATTTTTACCGTGTACATACTAACTCCTGTGTTTGTTAAATACAGCATTAGCGCTGTAATGCCATCCTAGTTAGTCATTGTGAAGGTTAGACGACAATAAAAAAGGGACCCGAAGGTCCCTTTTTCTGAGCTGAGCAATTAAGCGCCAGCAGAGCCCCACATGCCGAGAGGATCAGACCAACCGAACGAATAACGCTCGCGGGCCTTGTAACGCACGTTACCTGTGTCGAAGTCGCCGTCCATTGAGTTAGTCAATGGTGAACGCTCGAAGTGCTTCATACCGTTTGGCACGTCAGTCGTCAAGAACCAAGCATTGCTGTCGGTCAAGAAGTGGTTGACAGTGTAGCCGCCGGGGATAGCACCCATTTGCTTGATCGCGTTGATATCGTTATCAGCAGTACCGACGCGGAGTTCGGTATCCAACAAACGCTTAGCAACGAACATCAAAGCTGGTGGGATCACCATCTTGACGGGCTTGGCAGCGATCAGCAGACCGCGTTCGTCAGTCCACGCAGCGATCTGAATCACAGCGTTTTCCAATGAAGTTTCGTTCAAGTCAACAGCAACAGTTGGGCTGTTGAAGTTCACACCACCGTTGATGAGGGGGTGACCAACGCGAGCTGAGCTGGAGTTGACGCCGAACAAAGACACGCCGTCGCCACCCAAGTAGCTGCCGCTGAAACCGTTGTTCAAAACGGAAGCAGCTTTAACTTGCTTGGTGTAAGCCATAGCGCGAGCCAAAGACTTGGTATAACGAGCAGACAGGCTGTCGTACAAGTTGTCTTCAACAGCTTCTTCAGTGATAGAGAAGCCCAAGGCGATGGTTTCGTGGTTGTAGCGTGCTGTGAACGCTTCCTGCGCATTGTCATAAGCAATGGCAGAACCTTCGTTCTTAACAGGAGCTGCACCGAAGCCGGCCAACTTGGTTTCTTCTTCAAAGCTACGCTCAGATTTCTCTGTCTCGTAGATTTCCTTGTGCTCTTCGCCGTAGCGTGCGTACTCCATGCCGAACAAAGCGTTCAGGCCGGGAAGCAATTCTTTGAGCAGTTGTGCGCGTGAAATAGCCATTTTTTAGCTCCTATTACAGACCAACAGCGTTGCTGTAAGCGTGGTATCCGGGGTTGAACTTCACCAGAATGTCAGTATAGGCGTCGCCCACAGTCGAGAAGCCCTGCATGTCCACAAAACCAACGACGCGGAAAGCGGCGGTAGTAGTAACAGCAGAAGAACCGGCCACAACAGCAGTGTTTGAGTTGCCAGTGGTGGTGCTACCTGTGGAGGTAGATTGCACGGCGTTCAAGAACACGTTTGCGCCCAAAGCAGCTTGCGTCACAGAGCCAGCGGACTGGACTTGGAACACAGCGCGGTCGTCGTCAATCACGTAAGCAGTGATAAGCGTGCCAGCAGGTGCCACAGTGTTAGCTGGGTAGTACTGAGCGTAGATTACTTGGCCTTGTGCGTTGACGTACGAGCAACCAACAAACACGCCGATACAACCAGTGTTAGCAGTACCAGTGGGGAAACCGTTGGTAGTAGCGTCAGCACCAGTAGAGGTAGCGATTTGCAAGTAGCCTGAAGTGTTCACAAACACGAGCGAACCATTGAAGATGTTCGTGTTGTAGCCAGCAGGGTTAATTTGAAACTGGCGGGTGCTACCAGAGTAAGGTAGACCTCCCAGCTCATTTACGGCACGAAAGCCGTAGGGAGAAGCAACTGATGCCATTTAAGGACTCCTTGTTTACTTAGAACCTGAACCAAAACCCCCGCCACGAGTGTTCGTTGACTTGCGGTCGCTGAACAAAGGCATCCGAGGATCGTTGTTTCGCATGAAGTGGTTGTCCACTGAATCCATCTGGTTCTGCGCTTGCTTGCTGAAATAATCATCCCGGGCTTGCGCTTTTTCAGCAGACATCTTGCATAGCATGAGGCCGCCAATTTCCACGTTCCCAGTTTTCTCATTGCCAAACAGTTGCAGTTCTGGATGGTCTTCTGCCTTCACCGGCTCCCAGCCTTCGCGCATCTTACGAGACACGTTAGTTGGGTCCGCCTGTCCTAGTACGTGAGTCGCAATCCAGCGATACAAATACCCGGGTTCAGGTGTTGGGTCTGGCAGAGATGTCGGCGGTACATAGACTGCGCGAGCATTAGTTTCGCGTGACACAAGATCACGAGGTGTACGAGGACTGGTCATTGTTGGTTCTCCAATTTTGCTACTTGTGCAGCGTATTGCTGCGGGGTCAATCCAAATTTCTTAGCCAGAGCGATCTGGGTATTCGTCAATTGGACTTTTTTAGCCCCCGACGATCTTGTGGCAGGGGCTACGACGGAAGCAGGTTTTCTTGGAGACTCGGTTTGTGGCCGGTCTTCGCCCCCGAAAACTTCGGGGAATTTACTCTTCACGCGAGCATCAATCTGCTCGAAATACTCATCAGACCTTGGGTCGGCCCCTGAGTTCACTAGTTTTTGATGCAGCCCTAATGCGTAGCTGGTAACTTCTTCGAACCCATTTGCTCCGAACCACTGGTTTTTAGCTTGCCAGCGCAAGGTTTTTTCGTCCGGTTGTACGCGTTGGGATTCGCGATAGCTAGTTTGTACCTCATCTTCGTCAACTTGTAAAGGGGCTGGACGAAAATTTTTCGTTGCCTCCATTTTTATCTTGGCGTCGAGGAGGGCTTCTTGAGCAGCAAGGATGGCATCGGAGTCAAAAGACTCCTGTGCTGCCTTGTACTCTCGGCGGGCTTTGTCCAACTCTGACTCGGCCAGAGTCTTAGCCTGCGCTACAAACTGCTCAGTACCTGTGTTGACGTTACGGCGGAGACTCTTGTTCTCCTCCATCAACTGTTGTGCAAGACGCTCAAGCTCTTGCTTTTCGCGCAGAGTAGCTTCTTTGGCACGGCGCTCATCATGGCGGGCATGTGTGAGTTCCTTGATGCGATCTTGAGCACCCTTGGTGTACTTCTCGATTTCGTCATCGGTGGGGTCTTCGACCTCACGGTCCAAAGGCTTACGGCCACGGTCTTTTTCAGGCGTGTCGTCAATTATTTCGACTTCAATGTCGTTGTCCGTTGTAATCTCGACTTTACTTTCTTCGAGCTCGTCCGGAAACTTGTATTCGTCCGTCATTTCTACTCCTTATGCGCGGGTTATACCGCGAGGGTCTTGCACAACAGCATCCACCTGATCGTCGTTAATCAGACGGAACTCTTTTCCGAAAATTTTGAAACGCGTACCGGAATATGTACGTACGAGCACAAAGTCACCTTCTTTGCACCAAGCACCGTTGGGGAACTTGGCAGTGTCTTTATACGCGTCTGGGCCAACGCGAAGCACGAACAGCACGGTTGTGGCGTGGCTGTCTTGCTGCATGGAAGCATAATCTCTTACGAGATCGAGCGTTGTGCCAGCGATCTTTTCATCGACTTCTGGTACTACGCACAGCAACTTCCAACCTGTTGGGGTCGGCAGTGCACCTGCTTTGGTTTCATTGTCCGCATCTTCGTCTGGCTGGGTGGCCGTTTGAATGTGCGCTGGTAGGGCGATGCCCGGGGGCAGGATTAATCCTGAGTCTTCAGTTGTCATTTGCTTTCTCCACTTTCTCAGCAAGGTCGATGATGTAACGCTCTGCAAGGGCAAGACCCTGAATCATCCCGCAGAGTTTTTGATACTGAGCAAAGTCCTGACAAACGCCGGTGGCGACGTCGTCAGCATAATTGTTCATGTCGGTGCGTATTTGTTCGCGCAATACGCGTGCGAAGTCTTGGATCATTTCTTAGGTGTTCCGGTTGGTTTATTGAGCCCTTGACGGGACTTAGCGATGTCAATACCCATTTGGGTACCGGCACGTTCTTGTTCGGCAACTAAGCGATCGCGGTTTGTCGCGGCTGTAACGGCCAGTTTCTTTTCTTCCAAGTGCATCTTGTCCGCTTTGTCGGCGGCTTCCATTTGCAGGCGTTTTTGCGCCAACTCCAAGTCTCCTTGCACCTTTTGGGCTTTGGTCTGGACTTCTTGCTGCTTGAGTTGCAACTCTTGTTGTTGCATTTGTACAACAGGGTCTTGGGCAGCTTGCTGCGCTTTTTGTTGCGCCGCTTGCGCTTGGTTCTGCTGAAGTACTTGATTAGCCGCTTGCGCCATCATGTTGGACAGTGCAAGCTCGACCTCGATCGGCAGCTTCTTGTCCTCGGGCGGCAACGCCATACCAAGCTGCTGCTCGATCTTCTGGCGATAGGCAAAGCCTGTGTGCTCGGCAATGTGGGCCATAAGTGCTGCCTGCATCTGCGGAGCCTTGGGGTTCTGGCCAATCAACTGCTGGATCATGGGGTCCTGAATCATGGCCATGTGCACCTTGATGTGGGCCTCGTGGTCTTGGTACTGGAACGCCTTGACCGGTGCACACTTGAGCACTTCTTGGTTTTCAGACACGGGGTCGGTCGGCTTCATGTCGTCTTCCAACGGGATGAGCTTCTCTGCGTTCTTGATGCCTAACACCTCCAACATGTTGCGGTGCAACTGCGGCAGGTCGTAAATATCAGGAGCCATCTGAGCCATCTGGATCACGGCTTGGTACTGCACCACACGCTGGCTCATCGTCGCAGCATTAGGGTCGCTTACTGGGATGATGTCGCAAGCGCTGTAGTCCGACTGCTTGGCTGTGCGGCTGCCTTCTTCTGGCTGGAACTCGTAGTCTGGGTCTGTGTAGTCGCGGATGATGGCTGCCAACAAACGCAACTCTTGTTTGAACGCGTAGTGCAGACGGGCTTGCACCGCTGTCATCACCTTCAGCTGACGCTCTAGCAAAGCAAGGGTCGTACCCACAGGGGCTTGGGAAGACATGTCGGACACCTTCATGTCCGCAGTAGCGGCGAAGCGACGGCCTTCCTCCACGATCTTGTCTAGCAAACCTGCCAACACGGCGCTTGGCTCTTTATATGGGAGGGGCAAGATGCTGTCGCGCATGTTGCCGGAGCCGACGTCTACGTCGCGCCACTCGCCCGGTGCAATTGGAGTGTCATCACCTTTGATGCGAAGTCCCCGTGACTTGAGACCGCCGGGCAAGTTAGACAACGTTCCAGCGTCCACCAGTTGACGCATGATTGACGTCGCTGACTTGGCAAAGCCTCCGATGAGATGGAACAGACCGAAGCCGTAGGCACCGAAACCCGGTATGTACTGGTAATGTACAAAATGCTGTCGCTTGAGGCGCAAGTCATCGTCTTCCTTCCAGTTGCGGCGGATTGCCAAGATGTCGTTCGTACCTTTCACCATGGTCACCACGTACGGCAACGCAATGCCTGTCTCTTCTCCGTCACCATCGGTGTCCTCGTAACCCTGAAGGTCCAAGTCCGCGTGAATCTCAAGGATTGTGTAGCGGTCATCATCAATGTCGCTGAAGCCCGTCTCTTTGTCCTTGGCTTTTTGAATGTCCGTTTGCTCTTTCGTGGCTTCACCCAACTCACAGTCAAGGTAGAAACCAGCTTGCTGGAGCTTTTTGATTTCGTTCTCGGTCTTACGCATGACGTGTGTCAAGCGGTAGCAAGTGTCCATGTCGGTCGTTCCGTACGGCAGAATAATGTCTTCCGCGGGGACAAACATCGACACCTGACGTCCCAAATTAGGATCGTAATAAACCTTCTTAAAAGCAGAGCCGGTGGCCGGCAGTGACCACAGCATGCGTTCTTGTTCTGGGCGGAACTCGCGCATGACCTCAGTCAACTCGTAGTTCATGTCCTCCTGCACGCGCAGGGCGGCATCTTTTTTGTCTGGAGTCTCTTTACCGACAATTTTGGTGCGCACTGGGCCCGCGGCTGGGAACATCTCGGTGATTGTTTCTGACTGGAACCTGACCACCGCCTCAGTAATCATGGGGTGGAACACGCCGGACGCGCCGTTCCAAGGCTCTGTGCGCTCTTCGTACTGGAGACCTAGCAGCTTCAAACCCTCGGTGTACGCCTTCTCCCAATCCTTGCGGCTGGCTTTGTCTTGATCGACCACTGCGGCCAGATCGCCGGCCAACGACTGCATCGCGCTTTGGTCCATGTACTCGGCAAGGTTGTCATCAAAGCCTTCCTCGTCGTCTTTGTCTTTGCTGGGGATCAGGTCGATCTCCATGCCACCGATGCCAATCTTGACTTCTTCAGGATCAACGATCTCAATTTCAATCGGCTCCTCGTCTTCTGCAAGGGCGTCAATGCCTACGGGGGCTTGGTACAGGGATTTGTCGATGGCCATGGTGGTCCTTAATAGTATGCGTGTGTTTTGCGCTTGAAGAAGACGGGGTCGTCTTTCTCATCGCTGTCCAATGGAATAAAGCCGCCTTGGCGGAAGCGCAGCAAAGCTTGAGACGTCGTGTCCACGTAGTCATCGTGCTCGCCGTTCGGGAACGATGCGACTTCTTCAATCACTTCACGCGCCCAGCGCGTGTCGGGTGCCCAGACTTTACCTGAACTAAAGAGGTCGGCCACAGCGTTCATACGCACGATCTTATCGTTTCCGCGGCTCGGTGTAAATTCTTGGACGAAGATGCCCATGTTGCGTAACTCTTGGATCAACGGTGCGC